CTAGTATGGATAACAGAAAAGGCTAACTGATGAGTCTATCGAAGCGAATCAAAGCAGCAGAGCAGAAGCGCACAAACAATAGCCAATGGGTCGAACCACTTATCCCAGGCCGCCCTGCTTACATGGCCCCATCTGGAATCGATGTAAATGCAGATTCTGCAATTCGCATGTCCACAGTTTATGCCTGCGTAAGATTGCTCGGCGATACGATTTCCTCGTTGCCACTTGCAGCATACGTACGACGCGGCAGAAACAGAATCTCATACGCCAGCGTTTACGGATCGCAACCAGCCTGGATTAACAAACCAAATCCAGAAGCATCGCGCCTAGAGTTTTACGAGCAGATAATCGCTTCACTTAATATTCATGGCAACGCATTCATCCTCACCGTTCGCGACGACATGGACGAAGTACAAGAAGTCTATTGCGTACACCCAGACGACGTTCGCATTGAACGCCCACGTCCAGGAGAGCCAATCATCTACAAGATGAGAGATGAAGTAGGAACATATTCGCGAATTTTGACCTCACGCGAAATGAAACACATTCCACTCTTCAGACTTCCCGGTTCGCTTTACGGCCTCGGCCCAATCGCAGCAGCTCGACTCACGATCGGCGCAGCGATGGCAGCAGACACATACGCAGCCGCCTACTTCGGCAACGCAGCAAACCCAGGCGGCGTCATTGAAGTACCGGGCGAATTAACAGAAGAGCAGGCAAGCGACATCGGCCGCGATTGGAACGTAACCCACACAGGGCCGTACCGCGCAGGCAAGATCGGAATCCTTTCAGGCGGCGCACAATTTAGACCGCTGACACTTAACGCAGCAGACGCGCAGCTCTTAGAAGCCAGAAGATTCAACGTCGAAGACATTGCCAGATTATTCCGAGTACCGATTAGCCTATTAGGACACCCGGTAGCAGGAGCGATGTCATTTGCCAGCGTTGAAGCGCAGAACCTTTCATTCGTGCAGCATTCACTTCGCCCATTATTGGAACGAATCGAACAATCAATGTCTGAATTACTTCCAGAGCCGGACGGCTTCATCAAATTTAATCTTGACGCATTGCTTCGAGGAACCACACTCGAGCGCTTCGACGCATACACAAAGGGCCTCCGCGAAGGCTTCTTATCATTGAACGACGTTCGCGCCGTTGAAGATTTGGCCCCACTCGGAACAGCAGGCGATCAATTCAGAGTGCCACTGCAGAATATCGACGCGGCAGATGCACCAGATGTAGGACTCAAACTTCGAGCAGAGATCGCAGCAAGCCTGATCCAGGTGGGCTTCGATCCAAAGGCCGTAACAGAAGCCGTCGGATTACCACCGATGAAACACACAGGAGTACCGAGCACGCAGCTGCAGCAAGTCGGCGCGATTGATCCAGCAGATCCGGCTTCGGTTTACGAGGTCGAATAAATGCCATATTTCATAAGCGAGAGCCAGAGCGACTGCGCAGGATGGGCAGCCGTTAAAGAAGAAGCAGACGGCACATACACCACAATCGGATGCCACGAAAATAAGCAAGACGCAATCGACCAGATGGTGGCGATTTCGATCGCAGAGGATATGGAACCAGGCGGCGAAGTCAGCAAGCGAGCCGTTGATTTATCAGTCCCGGCCTTTATTCAGGCAAACGCAGAACGCGGCCTGAAATATTTGGCAGAAGGATACGGCGGCGACGGCCTCACAGAAGGAACCAAGCGAGAAGCTCGCGAGATGGCAGCAGGCAATATCACCGAAAACAAGATCAGGAAAATGGCCCCCTGGTTTGCCAGACACAAAGTAGACGGCCAGGCCCCAAAGAACAGCAACCAGTCCGATCCAGGATACCCAGGCGCAGGATTAGTGGCCTGGCTTTTATGGGGCGGAGATTCAGACTTCAGCGACCGAGCACAAAACTGGGCGCAAAGGAAGATAGACGCACTCGACGCAGAAGAAGACTCAAGGAGCAAAATGACAAAGAAAATCGAACGCCGCACCTTCACGATCAAGAACGTAGAAGCACGCCAGGCAGAAGACGGAACCATGCGCCTCTCTGGATACGCAGCCGTATTCAACGACGACAGCGTGCCACTTCCATTCATTGAAAGAATCGCACCCGGCGCATTTCGCAAGACGCTAAGCGAAACACCAGATGTGCGCCTTTTGATCAACCACGAAGGCCTACCTTTGGCACGCACGAAGAACGGAACCCTTCGCCTTGCAGAAGACGAAACCGGCCTCTACATGGATGCAGACCTTCCAGATACCCAGGCAGCTCGCGACCTTTACACCCTGGTCGAGCGCGGCGACGTTGATCAGATGAGCTTCGCATTCCGAGTCATCCGCCAGAAGTGGAACGAAGGAAGAACAGAGCGCACCCTTACAGAATTATCGCTAGCAGATGGCGACGTTTCAGTCGTTACTTACCCGGCCTATCCAACCACCACAGTCGAAGCCAGAGAACAGATCGCAGCAGCTCGACAGGCAATCAAAGAAGGCCGCGAGATCACAGGAGAAAGCCTGATCGTAATCCAGGCAATTCTCGACAAGATCGACGAATCATACGAATATCTTGGCGAAGGAAAATCGATGCTGGAAACAGTTCTCGGACTTGAGCCAGAAGTGGAAACAGAAATCGAAGTAGAAGATTCGATGACCGAAGAAGAACCAATGGTTGAAGAAGCATCACCTCGATCCATTTCACTACGACTCGCAAAAGCAATCGTAGAAAATACAAAGTAGAATTCTGCTGCAATCAGCAGATACAAAGCCGGAGCGCCTCTCGCACCCAACATGCGCCGCGAGAAGAAGTGACACCACTTTGATCCAAACCCTAATCAGAAGGAGATCAACACATGTCAAAGTCTTTCCTTGATAAGTTGATCGAGCGTCGTGATGCAGTCAAGTCAGAGATGGACGCAGTTCTCGAAGCAGTAGCAGAAGAGAACCGCACTGACCTCACAGCAGAGGAAACCGAGAAGGTCGACTCACTCGTTGAAGAATCACGCTCACTCGATTCAAAGATCGAAAAGATGAAAGCACAGGCAGATGCAGATGCAAAGGCATCTGAAATCCGCGCAGCAGTTTCAGACGTTGTAATGCCACGCAGCACAGGCGGCGCAACAGTTACACGCGAAGAGCGCACATACTCACCAAACTCAGATGCATCATTCGTGAAGGACGCATTCAATGCGCAATTCTCAAATGACTACGCAGCAAACGAGCGCCTCGCACGCCACATGCGTGAAGAGTCAATCGAGCGCCGCGATGTTGGAACAGCACAGTTCGATGGTCTTGTAATTCCACAATACCTCGTCGACCTTGCAGCTCCATACGCACGCGCAGGACGCCCATTCGCTGACTTCGCAACAAACAAGATGACACTTCCACCAAGTGGAATGACTCTGAACATTAGCCGCATGACAACAGGAAGCTCAACGGCTGTTCAAGTTACACAGAACGATGCAGTATCAGAAACTGATGTTGACGATACATTGCTCACAGTAAATGTTCGTACAATCGCAGGCCAGCAAGATATTTCTCGCCAGGCACTAGAGCGCGGAACAGGCATCGATTCATTCGTTATTGCTGACTTGATCAAGTCATGGCATACAACACTCGACTCACAGATCCTCAATGGTGCAGGCACAGCAGGCACAATCAAGGGCCTTCGCGCTTCAGGTGGAAATGCCGTCACATTCACATCAACAGCACCAACAGTCGGATTGCTTTATCCAAAGCTCGCTGACGCAATTCAGCAGATCCAGACAAACGCATTCGTTTCACCTACACACTGGGTACTTCACCCACGTCGCCTCGCGTTTCTTCTCGCAGCAGTGGACAGCACAAACCGCCCACTCGTTGTGCCAGCAGCAAACGGCGCGATGAACGCAGTAGGAGTCGGCGGAGCGCCAATCTACGGAAACTCCGGATACCAGATGCTCGGACTTCCAATCATCACCGATGCAAACATCGGAACAACATACGGAACAACAACAAACCAGGATGAGATCTACTGCGTAACAGCAGGAGAAGCACATCTCTGGGAGCAGCCAGGATCACCATTCGCACTTCGTTTCGATGCGACTGGCGCTGGCAACCTCACAATCAAGTCTGTCGTTTACGGATATTCCGCATTCACAGCAGAGCGCTACCCACTTGCAGCCTCGATCATTTCAGGCACAGGTCTAAGCGCACCAACCTTCTAATCGAAGGACAGCACTAAATTGTGCAGGGCGAGTGGCCCACCCCCCGAGTCACTCGCCCTGCACTTCTAAACAGGGGGAAACAAATGAAGACAGGACACAAAGTAACAATCGGCTCTTGCGATCCAGGATCCGTAAACGGATCATTCGCATACACACTGATCCAACTTGCACAAGCAAGGAGCAGCAGACTCGGGCCATTTGTAAGAATTAAGGGTTCCGGACTTTTATCAAAGCAACGCAACCGAGTGGTCAAACAATTTCTAGAGAAGACGACCAGCGACTGGCTTCTTATGTTGGACTCAGACGAGCAGCTCGGCGTGGCAGCATTTGACGCCTTGATCGACACAGCCCACGACAAAGACCGCCCGATCGTCGCAGGCCTTGTCTTTGCAGGATTTGGAGTACCAGGCAAGCCTTACCCAAAGCCAGTCCCGGCAATATTCCAGGATTCAGATAACGGCTTCCTTCCGCTTTACAAATACGACAAGAACGCAGTCTTCGAAATTGACGCAGCAGGAACAGGATGCCTGCTCGTTCACCGGAGCGTTCTGGAGAAGATGCGCGAAGTCGCAGATCCAAACCAGGGCAAAGACTGGTGCTGGTTCTGGGATGGGCCAGTAAACGGAGAATGGATCGGCGAGGATTTATTATTCTGCCGAAGGGCAAAGGCGCTCGGATTTACGATCCACGTAAACACAGCTGCAATCTTGCCGCACCAGAAGAGCTTCTGGATGGAAGAGATTCATCATGATATTTGGAAAGATTAAGAAGACCCGGCGCAAGCCGGCAAAGGAAACAGCAACCGCCGATCCCAAACTAGAACGCGCAATGCTGCCGAAACCGGAAAGAAGGACGAAGCGTGGCCCTAACTAATGCCTATTGCACCCTGGCCGAATTAAAGGCCTCACTTGCGATCACAGATAGCGTGGACGACACCCCACTCGAAGCAGCGATCACAGCAACCAGCCGTATGATCGATGACTACACCGGCCGCTTCTTTTACCGCAACGGAACCACGCAATCACCAGTGGCCCGTTATTACACGCCGCTAGATCCGTGGACGATGAACATGGACGATAACGTTTCCATTACCGAAGTAGCCACAGACGACAACTTCAACCAGACATGGGATACCGTCTGGTCAACCAGCGACTACATGCTTGAGCCAGTAAATAACCCACAGCGCGGCTGGCCAGTAAATCGCATCCTTGCAATTGGCCGCTACGTTTGGCCTTATTACTTGCCACAGGCATGCCGAATCACCGGCGTCTGGGGATGGAACGCAGTACCAGCAGAGATCAACATGGCAACCTTGATCCAATCAGCTCGATTATTTACACGCCGCCAGTCGCCATTCGGAATCGCAGGAAGCCCGGACTTAGGCACAGTGCGCCTCACAGCCAAACTAGACGCAGACGTTGAAGCCTTGCTTCGACCATTCCGCAAGAACAATGGGCTGGCTAAATAATGCCGATGCAACCAAGCCAGGTGCGAGATGCACTCAAGACAAGACTTCAAACAATTTCAGGGCTTCGCGTTTATGAATTGATCCCAGAACCAGTAACACCACCATGCGCGATCGTGGGTCAGCTCGACTTCACATTCGACATCGATAACGCCCGGGGATTAGACCAAGCAAACGTCGACATTTATGTGATCGTCCAGCGCTTCTCAGAGCGAGCAGGCCAGGACAAGCTCGATGGATACCTTGCAGGCACAGGAGCAACATCCATCAAAGCAGCAATAGAGGGAGATAGAACGCTAGGCGGAACATGCCAGACATTGCGAGTGATCGGCGCAGAGTCCGGAACATACGATTCGCAATCGAACACATTTCTCTCGTACCGATACCGCCTAACCATCTGGGGATAAGGAGCACCACATGACATACACAGTAACCTCAAAGCGAGAAGTCTGCGGCAAGACCACAGGCGACACAATCACCGCAAAAGAATTGCAAGATGCAGGAGTCAGCGCAGAAACCCTGATCGCTGGAAACCACATCAAAGCAAGTAACACAGCAGCACAAACCCCATCCATCAAAACAGAAACAGAAGAAGGAGCGACAAAATAATGGCTCGCATAGTTCTCACTAACGCATTTATCTCCGTCGGCGGAGTGGATCTGAGCGATTTGGTCGCATCAGTAACACTTAACTCGACATTCGACGTCGTCGAAACGACAGCATTCGCGTCAACAGCAGTAAAGACACGCGTTGCTGGCTTGGCAGACAATTCAGTAACGCTCGAATTCCACCAGGACTTCGCAACCGGCGAAGTGGAGCAGACAATCTACCCACTTCTCGGAACAGCAGCAGCTGTGATCGTCAAGCCAAACGGCTCGACCACCAGCGCATTCAATCCGTCATATTCATGCAGTGCTATAATTTCAGAATGGACTCCGATCAACGGATCCGTCGGTGAATTGGCCACAGCATCTGTGACTTGGCCAGTAACCGGAGCAATCACAAAGGCGGTCGCATAATGCCAAGACTTGTACTAACAAACGCATCCGTTGTATTTGGAAGCACTGATCTCTCGACATATATCTCGAGCATCACTCTAAATTCAACATTCGATATCGTGGAAACTACTGCATTCGGAAACACAGCGAAAACGCGTGTGGCCGGTCTTGCAGACAATTCCGTCACGTTCGAATTTCACCAGGACTACGCAACATCAGCAGTCGAGCAAACAATCTATCCGTTGCTTGGAACAGCAGTCAGCGTAGTAGCAAAGCCAGTCGCCGGAACGACAACAGCAGTGAATCCGCAATACGCGTTTTCTGCTCTTGTTTCAGAATGGACTCCACTAAATGGATCCGTCGGTGAATTAGCAACAGCATCTGTAACTTGGCCGATCTCCGGCGCAATTACGAAGACAACAACCTAAAGAAAGTAGGGGGAAAGATGGATGGATTAAATATCAAAGTCAAGACGACTGATGGCGTGGAGAAAACGTTCTCATTACGACCACGCATCATCGTCGACTTCGAACAGAAGTACGGCAAAGGCCTAGCCAAACTGATCGGCGAAGAGCAGAAACTCGAACATATTTATTACCTCGGGTGGCTTGCATTGAGAGCAAACGGAGTCGTTGTAAAACCATTCGGCCCGGAGTTCTTAGATACGCTTGAAGGAGTGCAACTAGACACAGACCCAAATTCAGAATCCACAGAGATAGCCTGACCTATTCAATAGCAGCAGTTTCTGTGGAAACAGGAATAGATCCGATTTCATTAATGGATGCACCAGACGGCATCCTTGAAGCGATCGTGATTTATCTTAAGGAGAAGGCAAAGGCGGCAAACAAACATGGCCAATGAAGTCGTTGTAATTAGCGGCATCAAAGAAACCACCGCCGCCTTGAAGAAATTCGACAAAGACGCAGCTCGTCGGCTGAACAAAGTCGTCAACGACGAGCTGCGTCTGGCCGAAAATGCAGCCAAAGACCAGATAGACACAAAGCCACCCATGAGTGGCTGGAGAACGACGGCGGCAAAGAACCCACGCAAGGGCGTCAGAGGTGGCGAAGGCTGGCCGGCATGGGATCCACAGGCAATCCGCCAGGGCATCGTTAAAACCCGTTCCGAGGGCCGCGTGAGGGCCGATTACACCACCAGCGCAGGCGCACTCCTAAACAAGACCGCCTCGGGCGTTATCTTCGAAGTCGCAGGACGCAGAACACCAGGGCAAGGAACCGGACGCCAGATGATCGGCGTATTAAATGACCGCTTCCGCAAAGCCAGTCGCGGAATATGGGCCGTCATCGATCGCGATCGCCCCCGGATTTATCGCAATATCAGAGCCGCAATGAACGACGCAGAGAAGACCCTGCAAGCCAATCTAAACAAAGAGAAGGGATAACCGAGCATGGCAATAGGCGCAGTAACCGCCCGGATTATTACCCAATATTCAGATAAGGGCAGCAAGGCAGCAAGCCGCGATATCAACAAGCTTGGAAAATCTTTCGATAAATTTGCAGGCAAGGTAGCCAAGTCCTTCGGCATCGCAGCGGCAGCCAGCGCCGCATTCGCAGTCAAGATCGGCACAGACGCCGTCAAAGGCGCGATGGCAGATCAGAAACAGCAAATCGCTCTAGCAACTGCGCTACGTAATACAACAGGAGCAACCAACGAAGCAATTGCCGCCACAGTCAAATACCTAGATGCTAAAGAATTATCAGTAGGCGTAGACAATGAAGAATTGATCCCATCCCTTCAAACTTTGGTACAAGCAACCAAAGACGTCACGCAAGCCCAGATACTACAAAACCTCGCTCTTGATATTTCTGCCGGAACCTCAAAAGATTTGCAATCAGTTTCATTGGCACTTGCAAAAGCGCTAGGTGGAAATGTTGGCGCACTTACCAGACTTGGCGTGCCACTTGATGCAGCAGCAGTAAAGTCCAAAGACCTCAATGCAATCCTTGTCTCACTTGGCGAAACATTTGCAGGGCAAGCAGATAAACGTGCTCAAACCTTCGAATTTAGAATGGTGCGTTTGCAGTTAGCCTTCAATCAAGTCCTCGATCAACTGGGATATGCATTCATTCCAGTCTTGGAAAACTTCGCTCAAATTTTGATGACGAAAGTTATTCCAGCCGTTCAAGCATTCGTTAATGAGAACGGAGAGAAACTTGTCAACGCTTTAAGTCAAGCGCTGAAAGCCATTCTCGGTTTTGGATTCACTCTCTTTAAAATATTTTCATTCGTAGCAAAGAACAAAACAATATTTGTATCACTTGGTGCGATATTTGCGGCAACCTTTGTAGCAGCCAAAGTGATTGCATTCGTTACAGCGATACAAGGACTGGTCAAGGCTTACCAAGCAATCCGAGCTGCAGCACTTGGAGCAGCAGCAGCGCAGGCAGTCGCAACAGGCGGAATTTCAGTAGCAGCAGCCGTAGCAGGAGCCGCTGCATTTGCAGCATCACTGGGCGGTCTTTATCTCATTACTAAAAAAGCCAATAGTGAGATGAGCAAAATGGAAACTACCGGCGACGATTTAGCCTTCTCCTTTGATGGATTAGATGGAGCCACTGACGGATTTCTTGATCAACTCAAAGGCCTCAACATTGACCTCGGCAAAGCAGGAAAGAATACAAAGGCGCTCACAGCAGCAGACCTGAAACTTATTCAGACGCAGAAGGCGCTCGCGGCTTTGAAAAAATTCAACATTAAACCAACTACCGAAACAGATCCAATCCAACTTGAAGCAGCACGCCTAAACCTTGTAAAGCAAGCAAACATCCAGGAATCAGAGCGAGTCAAGGCCATCCTTGCAAACCTTGAAGCGCAACTGAAAGCAAACGATGCGATCAAGCGATACACCGACCTGCTCGGCGTTGTTGCAGATTCGAAGATTTCAGCAGAAGAAGTAATCGTCCTATCGCAGAAGTGGGGCATAAGCAAAGAAGCGGTGGTTGCATACACAAGCGCAATCTTCGCAGTCAACGACGGAAAGATTTCGACGAAGGAAGTCGACGCACTCGCCGCACAATGGGGCGTCACAAAGGCACAGGCACAGATTTATCTCGACTTCTTCGCAGCACTTAATGACGGCAAACTTTCAGATGAAGAGATCAATAAACTCGCGACCAAGTGGGGCCTGACAAACAAAGAAGTCGCCGATTACGCAAAGAAAATATCAGACGGCGTCAGCCCTTCCGATCTTTGGCCTACACCCGGCAACCAGGCAGCACAATCATGGAAAGACGCGCTCGCAGCTCTTAACGCCTACGTCGCAGCTTCAGGAGCGAAGATCGCAGCGCCGGCAACACCAGCACCAGTAGCAGGAACGCCACTACCGCCAGGATTCAAGCCATACATAACACCATCTCCAACCGCGAAACAGCCAGGAGAACCTGGCTTTATTGGGCCAGTGATTCCAAAGGCAACGACGCCAGTGCCAGTGCCAGTCCCATCGGCAGGCGGCAACTTCACCAGCCAGGGCCTACAGAACAAGCTCAAGGGAATGGGAATGGTTGCATTGGCAGACGGCGGAATCGTTAACAGCCCCACAGCAGCGCTGATCGGCGAAGCAGGGCCAGAGGCCGTAATTCCACTCAACCGCATGGGATCGATGGGCGGCGGAACCGTCAACATCGTTGTAAACGGCAGCGTTACCAGCGAAGGCGACCTCGTCAACGCGATCCGCAACGCCATTCTCCAGGGCCAAAATAACGGCCAGGCGATTACAAAGACAGCGATCCAACTCTAATGGCAGGCATTCCACAGCTCGGAGCGACGATCGACTTCGTGAACGGCCCGGCATTTATTTCAGCAGCATTCACTTTGGACGACGCCATCAAGGGCAAACTAGGAACAGGGCAACTTGCAGACGCAGACGATTCAGTCGACATTTCAGACATCATTCTGCGCTCATCCATTCGAAGAGGACGCAACCGCATCCTGAACAAATTCGAAGCAGGAACGGCCGTCGTTGAGATCAAAGACGAAACCGGCGACTGGAACCCGGCCAATGCAGCAGGCCCCTACTACGGCAAGCTCGTACCCTTGCGCAAAATTCGAATCTTTGCAGATTACGAAGGCATCCGCTACTACTTATTTTCAGGCTTTATCACCAGCTACGACACCACCTTCGCACTTGGAGCCGATGAAGTTTCCAGAGTGATCCTCAACTGCGTTGATGGCTTCCGCCTTCTTAACAATGCAGCGATTACCACAGTGCCAGATACCGGAGCAGGGCAACTAAGCGGAACGCGGATTAACAAACTTCTAGACGTCGTCGATTGGCCGCTTTCACAAAGAGATATCAACGCCGGCGACAGCACCATGCAAGCAGATCCAGGAACGGCAGACAGAACCGTCCTCGAAGCAATTCAAACAGTAGAAAATAGCGAATTCGGTGGCTTCTTCCTAGACGCAGAAGGAAATGCAACCTTCTACTCCAGAACCACAGTCAGCCAGTACGCAGACTCGACACCGACAGTTTTCAGCGACGACGGCACAGGAATCGGATACGCTCAGATTGACCTGGCCTTCGACGACACCCTGATCGTGAATAACGTCTCGGTTCAAAGATTAAACGGAACAAACCAGATCGTAAGCGACCAGACATCGATCGATAACTACTTCATCCATTCAGGAGCCAGAACCGGCATTCTCGTGCAGACAGATACAGAGGCGCTGAACCAGGCAACGATGATCTTGGAATCACGCAAAGACGCAACACTTCGCATCGATTCCATGACGCTCAACCTTGTCGACGACGGCCAGGAAGCACGCAACATCGCCGGCGTTGATTTGGAGATATTCGACCTGGTCAACGTTACAAAGGCAATGCCAGGATCGACATCGATCACCAGTGAATTATTCGTACAAGGACTGCAACACGACATAACAAGGACAACATTCACCACTAAGATACTGACGAGCGAACCGATCATCCAGGCGTTTATTCTCGATAGTACATCGCAAGGAATTCTGGGCGTCGCAGGCGTTCTCAGTTACTAACAAGGAGAAATCATGGCAGGAGCAGGATACAAACTATTCGCAACAGGCGACGTTTTGACGGCAGCGCAAGTCAACACTTTTCTGATGCAGCAGACGGTGATGGTATTCGCCGATTCAGCAGCTCGAACCACAGCCCTAAGCGGAGTATTGGCAGAGGGCATGGTTTCATATCTCCAGGACACAAACAGCCTTGAAGTTTATGACGGATCCGCCTGGGTAGGAGCAACCGGCGATATCACAGCTCTAACAGCAGGAACCGGAATCAGCATAACCAGCGCAACCGGGCCAATTCCAACCGTTGCGATCGATTCCACCGTTGCAACTTTGACCGGCAGCCAGACTTTGACTAACAAGACGCTGACAACCCCGGCAATTAACGGCGGCACAAACACCGGCAGCGTTCTCGTAGGGCCAGAAGAGCGAACCACAGTCGCAGCTACAGCAGCCACAGGCACGATCGCATACGACGCCATCACCCAGGGCGTCCTTTATTTCACCAGCAACGCCAGCGCAAACTGGACGCTGAACATTCGGGGCAATTCAGGAACCACACTCAATTCGATTCTGGCCGTAGGCGATGCGATCACAGTCACGCACCTCGTTACACAGGGTAGCACCGCCTACTACAATAGCGCGGTGCAGATCGACGGATCAGCCGTAACACCGAAGTACCAGGGTGGAACAGCATTCGCCGCCGGCAACGCCTCCAGCATTGACGCCTACGTTTATACGGTCGTCAAGACTGCGGCGACGCCGACCTACACCGTATTCGCAAGCCAGACGAAATTTGCATAAGAGGAATTCATGTCACCGATACTAGGAGCAAGGGGCGG